CTACGCAATGGAATGGAGTCTAGAATACGTTATGATCCCTGTTTAGATACGGGGCTCAGTCACATGCGTGGTACACTCGAGTCACGTGAGCTCGAAATCCTCCCCTCAACCCGGGCACAGGTCTATAGTGCTTGGGACATTACGCCTGCGGAGCAGATAGCTATCGAAGAAATGTTCGATCAAGACCAAGTTGAATTTGGTATGGCAGGTATGGAGTTGGATGAGGTGCCCTGCTCAATCATTTGAACCCCTTCAGGGAGGGGCATGATTGAGAATTGTTGAATGTACATAGAGTAGGTTATGTATCCTTTAGTTTATGGGAAGAATTGTGGAGCGAATTGGAGTCGTGGGAAATATCAATCTAGTCAGTGTGGAGGTGAAGCAGAGGCAGTAGATGCCGTTGACAGAGCTTGTGCTAAGCACGATTGCAGCTTTGCGAGTGGAGTCGGCGCTAAGGAAGCTAACAGGGTGTTTCTCGAGGATCTTTCACAGATCCCGGGGAGCGCAGCAAGAGTCGCAGAGGCAGCAATACGAACCACGCGTTTCGGAGAGCAGAGAATGCGAGGTCCACGACCAGTGTATACAGTACAGGTCGAGCCTGACGGTACTTTAGAGCCATTACCCCAGCGTGTTCGGCAACCTCGGTTGAGAGGTTCACAACCTATCGTGGCCACCGATAGTATTAAGGAAGTAATAGCATTGCCGAGTGTCAGAGGACATAACACGAGAGAGATGGTCAATAAGAACCAAAAGAAGTACGTCAAGAAGGCTGAAGCCGAGATTGTGCGATCATTGAGAAGTAAGCAAGTTATGCAAAAGAAAAAGTCTGATCGCCGATCAGCGGTGCGTACCTCGTTCGCACCTAGCGCAAAAGGATCTGTCATCACCAACCAGGGTCCATCAATGTCCTATCAGGCTGATGGATCAACTAGAATACGACACCGGGAGAACGTTCTAGAGCTACTAGCCAATGGTACTGCTTTTGCAGTGCTATCTACGTTGTATATCAACCCAGGGCTAGCCTCAACGTTTCCTTGGCTATCTACAGTGGCATCCCGATTTGATAAGTATCGGATCCACTCCTTGAAATTTTATTTTGAGTCTGAGGTAGCAACAACACAGGCAGGTAGTGTGCTGTTTGCATTTGATTATAATGCAACTGACTTGTCGCCTGCGTCGAAAG